AGCATCGGCAGTCGATGGAAGCTGGCGTGTTCAAGGTGGCGCAGAGTCAGGAAGCGCACAACCAGAAGATGGAAGCGGCCAAGGCTGCTCCGAGCGGGGATTAATCATGTGCTCAGTTTCGGCGGTTAGCGACTACTACACGCGCCAGTATCCCGATCGGTTCGGGGTTAACCCGTTCCAGCCCGGTTTGGCTCAAGGACTCGGCCAACTCACAACGCCGATTGTTGATGTCGAAACAAAGGAAATGATGCGCAAGGTTCTCCAGCTTCTCGACAAGATCGACAAGAAGCTTGGCGACGTCGAGTGCATGGACGAGGCGAAGGCTGAGTTTCTGAAGGCCCTCGATCTCGACCCGAGCAATATCGGCGGCTGAACAGAAGGGATATCAGAGATGTCAGCAGTCGTTTGCTTCGTGAGGGCCGTTAGCGGCGGGGCGGGGTCTTCCGCTGCGGGCAGCATTCGCAAAAAGGAAGTTCTGACCGTTCCGAGCACGTCAACGATCACGGCAGAGGCCGGCGAATTCGCCATTGTGCTCAACACGGAGGGCACGGGCATTCTGGTGGCCTACGGCAGCACGCCGGATGCGCAGGCATCGACTGCCACGGCGGCTACCACGGCTGGCTTGGGCGTTCCCTCAGGGCTTGACAGCGCGCTCCTTGGGCCGCTGGCCCTCGGCGCCAAGGTTGACGTGAAGACCATCGCTTGAGCGATCACCTCGCCAGACCTCAGCGCGGCTCCTACTCGTGGCGGCTCATGACCAACATGGTTATCGCGTTCAAGTGCGGGCAGCCCAAGCGCGATTGTGTTGCGCTGGCACCGTCCCGAAGGATGGGGCTCAAAATCTGGCGACGGTATATCGCGCCGCAACTGCGCAGTGGCTTCAATAGGGCGGCATTGCATTGAGCGACCACCTCGCTAAGGAAGCCGAAAGGCTCAAGAGCGACCCGATATTCATCAAGGCGCTCGACGACATCCGGGCTGACGCGCTCAATGCGCTCGCTACGGCCGATGCCGACAACAAGACATTGATCATCCGCCTCCAACAGGTGGCCGTGGTGACCGAAGAAATCCGCAACGTGCTGGACCGCTACATCATGGCGGCAGACGTGCAGGAAAACGCTGGCTCGTTCGCGTAACGACTCCCGGCAAACCCAAAAGGAAAACTGAATGTCCGAAACCAATCCCTCCCCGGAGGCTGGTAACGACGCCCCGCTGTCTTTTGACGACGGCGTGGATGCACTTACTGATGTTCTGAAAGACCCGGAAACGGACCTCTCGGAAGAAGATCAGGGCCAAGAGGACGAGACTGAGGAAGCTGAAGCCGAAGGCGATGAGCCGGCGGAAGAAGCGACTGAGGAAGCGTCCGAAGAGGAAGCCGCCGAAGAAGGCAAAGACGGACCCGGTTACGAGTCAGGCAAGTTTGCGGCCGATACCGCGAATGTGCGCCTGAAAGACGGCACCGTGATCTCCGTTCAGGATCTCAAGCGCGGATATCTCTCACAATCTTCGTTCACGCGCGGCACTCAGGAGAACGCCAAGGAAAGAGAATCCTTGGCCTCCCAGAAGGCCGAATTTGAACGACACGCTCGTGCCGTCCAGGCGGAGCGGGACTTTATCCTTCAGGTGTCGCAGCAGTTCTTGCCAGCGCCGCCGGACGACTCGCTATTGGACGCCAGTTCGCCCAATTACGATCCTCTCCGGTACATGTCGCTGAAAGCTGATTACGACAAGAAGGTCGGAACTCTGACGAAGCTGCAACAGGCAGCCCAGGCTGATCAAGCCCGCGGCACGCAGGAGCAGCAGGCACGTCAGAAGGAATTGCGCGACAGAGAGGCCAAGCGCCTTGTTGAGACCATGCCGGAGCTGAAAAAGCCGGAGGTTTACAGCAAGTTCTGGTCCGAGGCTGTCGATACGATGAGCGAGTACGGCTTCTCCGCAGAGGAGATGAACGACTCGATTGATCATCGTCTGTACCCGATATTCCGCGACCTCGCGGCGTATCGTCGTGCGCGCAAGAACCTGCCGGCCGTCAAGAAAGACGTGCAGTCGAAGCCCGTTATGACGGGCAAGAAGCGCATGGACCCGAAGGTGAAATCAGCCCGCGAAAGCCAGGCCCGAAACGAGCAACTGCGCAAAACCGGATCATTCGATGCCGGCGTGAGCGCGCTCATGGACCTTGACCTTTAACGGAGACACACAATGGCACAAATTGCCAACACCTACGAGACCTACGACGCGGTCGGTAACCGCGAAGAACTGGCCGACAAAATCTACCAGATCACCCCCGAGGAAACCCCCTTCCTCTCCCTGATCGGCCGCAAGCCGGTCGCTTCCGTCCATCCCGAGTGGCAGACCGACACGCTCGCCGCGGTTGACCTGACCAACAACCAGCCGGAAGGCAACGACTGGACGTTCCAGGCGGTCGCGCCGACCGCGCGCGTTGGGAACTACACTCAGATCTCCGACAAGCGCATCATCATCTCGCGCACCCAGGACAAGACCTCGAAGGCCGGCCGCAAGTCGGAGCTGGCTCGCGAAGTCGCGAAGAAGGGTGTTGAGCTGCGCATCGACATGGAAGCGATCGTCCTGTCGAACCAGGCCTCGCTGGCTGGTTCGGGCAATGGCGCCACCAACCGAAAGTTGGGCGGCTTCCGTGCTTGGCTCGCGTCCAACGATGCCATGGGCTCCGGCGGCTCGTCCGGCGGCTTCAACACCTCGACCAGTGTTGTTGACGCGGCCACCAACGGCACCCAGCGCGCCTTCACCAAGGCGATCCTGGATTCGGTGATCCTCTCGACCTACAACGCGGGCGGCATGCCGAAGACCCTGATGGTGTCTCCCTACGCGAAGACCGTGTTCTCGACCTTCATGTCGGATGCGAACGTCGCCAACCAGCGTTACGAGACGCCCAAGAGCGGTCAGACCACGATCGTTGCCGCAGCCGACATGTATCTGTCGGACTTCGGCCCGGTCTCGGTCGTTCCCAACCGCCAGATGGCGCGTGCGGGCGCGACTGTGGCCCGGAACGCCTTCCTGGTCGATCCGCGCATGGTGTCGCTCGGCGTGTTCGACGACATCCAGCTCGTGAAGCCCGCCAAAACTGCCGACGCGGAAAAGCGCGTTCTCGTCACCGAATACACCCTTCTGGTCAACAACGAAGCCGCCCACGGCGTTGCCGCGGACCTCTTCGGCCTGACCTCCTCGACCTAAGGAGAGCGCAAAGATGCCTTATCCCTCAACGCAACCCATTACCATAACGGCAAGCGCGACGCTGAACCGCAACACTCATGCGGGCACCGTCATCAATCTGAGCGCTGCGGCTGGCCTCACAATCACGCTGCCGGCCTCGGCTGGTACGGGTGATATGTACCGGTTCTTTGTGTTGACGACCGTCACGTCCAACAACGACATCATCAAGGTGGCAAATAGCACCGACGTCATTCAGGGCGCCGTAGATATTGCTGCTGCTGGTGGCTTTGCAGGCGTCACCGCGGGTACCACGACGACCTCGGACACGATTACGATGAACGGCACGACCACCGGCGGCATCATTGGTTCGTATATTGAACTGACCGATGTCTCGACCGGATTCTGGCAACTGTCTGGCGGCCTCATCGCTTCCGGTACTGTGGCCTCGCCGTTCTCGGCAACGGTCTAACTCAACTAGGGGCGGCCTCCGAGGCCGCCCCGCCCCCATTCAAAGGAATAAAAATGGCATTCAACGCCGCAAATCTCGTTTACGTCGCGCAGGCCACCCCCAATTCAGCGGCCATATGGCGCTATTCTACCTCAGATGCTCTTTCTGTCGTTGAGGAGTCCAGCCCGCTCTACTTCGGTGCCGCGGAAGGATATCTGCGGACTGGTGATATTCTTGGCGTATCGGCCAATGACGGGAAGCGAATTTATACAACCAGTGGCGTCGGCCCGGCTTTGCAGTTCTGCGCCGATGTTGATGCATTCGCGTGGGACTAATTAGCATGCCGAAAGGCGTTTACGAGCGCAAACCCCAGGAAATCCCAAATATGGCTTCCGAACCCACCAAGCTGTTCCCCGTTCTGCTGAACAAGAACTACGTGCCCCGCGGCGAGTATGAGATCGTCGGCTATCTCAAGGAGGCCGTGAAGCAGAAGGACGCGGCCGGCAACATGAAAATCATCGAGCCTGAAGAGTTTATCGAGGGTGAGATGAAGCCCCATGTCTCGCCTGGCGTCGGCTACGGCGCGATCGAGAAGGACGGCAAGGTGCTCGTCAACGCCAAGATCTGGGCTGGTACCCATATCAAGCTTCCGATCGACGAGGCCAAGCACCTCGTTTCCAAGAAGATCGCTGAACGGGCCGATGCAATCGCTGCCTGATCCCTCGCGGATTCCCGACGAAGCTTGGGAGTTCGAGAAGTTCTCTGAAGACGGCCTCAGGCGTCATTACGTCTACTGGATCGATCGCGAGAAGGGTCTCGGGTTTCGTAAGACCGAGAACCTTGTCGAGGAGGAACTTCTGGCGCGCAATCAGGAGAGCCTGAACGACTCCTATGGGAAGCGGTTCAAGGATGATCCGCTCGGGACGAGGGTGGCGAGCATACCTCTCAATATTTTCTATCGGGACTTTGCATCTCGCTTGAAGGAAGGCGACACGGACTTCGTGAAGCATTGGCTTAACAGCGATCGGAACCGTCCGTATAGGACCTTCAGAGGGCGCGTCTAGGTGGCAATCAGCACGTATTCGGGCCTTGTGACCGCCGTCACAGAGTACTTGGCGCGCGACCAGGACGCGACGCTCATTGCGCGCATTCCCGACTTCATCGCGCTTGCAGAAGCGAAATTCAATCGGGTGTTACTTCATCCACGCATGGAAGTCAGGTCAACCACGACCGTAGACACGCTGTCGAACGAGCCTGAATTCATTACGCTCCCGAGCGACTTCCAGACCATGCGCCGGGTCCGCTTGAGTGGAGTCACGGGCAAGCCTCGTCTGTCGTTCATGTCGCAAACGCAACTTGAAGACTACCGCTACCGCATTGACAACATTACGGGCCAGCCGGTCTATTTCGCGATTGTTGGCGACGAACTCGAGTTGGCCCCGACCCCGAATGAGAACTACACGCTTGAGATGGTCTATCGGGCGAACATTCCAGCCTTGACCGCGAGCAACACCACCAACTGGCTTCTGACGCTTGCGCCGGATCTGTACCTGTACGGCACGCTGCTGGAAACCGCTCCCTACATCAAGGAAGACGGGCGCATCGCGGTCTGGGGCACTGGAGTGCAGACCTCGATCGACCAGCTCAACACGCATGGCGACCGCCAGAGCGCCAATTCCGGCCCGACCTCGATTTCCCTTCCTGGGGCGACGCCATGACCACCTGGACGCCGGCAACCTCGCAGGCCGAAGCGTGGACTGCGGCCGAGATGGTCGTTGTCCGCGTATTCGATCCCGACGTATTCGATCGGAATCCCATCTTCGACACTGGATCTTCGGCCGGCATTTGGGACGCGAAGGCTGAGCAGCAAGAGGTTTGGACCGTCGCATGACGCTTAAGGTCAACCACAGCGTTGTCACCGGCGCCGCTGCAAATCCGGACGTCTTGGTTGATGGTGTGGCGTGGGATGCTGACCATACCGTTACGGGCGATCTTCCCGTTACCCAGCTCAATGGCGGATCGGGAGCGACGTCCTCGACGTTCTGGCGGGGCGATGGGACATGGGCGACGGCCGGCGGCAATCCCGGCGGATCAACCACTCAAGTGCAGTACAACAACGGCGGATCGTTTGCCGGCATTACCGGCGCGACCACTGACGGCACGAAGATGACGTTGGTTGCGCCCATTCTGGGAACGCCAACCTCGGGCACGTTGACCAATTGCACGGGCCTTCCTGTTTCAACCGGCATCAGCGGGACCGGCACGGGCGTTCTGACGGCTCTTGCCGTGAATGTCGGCTCGGCTGGCTCGGTTGTCGTCAATGGAGGCGCGCTGGGAACACCATCGAGCGGCACCCTGACCAACGCCACGGGTCTACCGATCTCAACGGGCGTTTCCGGCCTTGGGACGGGCGTCGCTACGTTCCTTGCGACTCCGAGCAGCGCGAACCTTCGTGCGGCGTTGACGGACGAGGCGGGGACGGGCTCGGCCTATTTCGTCGGCGGTGCGCTGGGAACACCGGCAAGCGGAGTGGGAAGCAATCTTACTGCGCTGAACGCTACGCAGCTTACCTCGGGAACGATTCCGGCCGCCCGCACCAATGGGCACCAGAACGGTACGGCGACGAATGACGACGCTGCCGCGGGCGAGGTCGGCGAGTACATAGAGAACGTGCTGGCAGCGGTCTCGGCTACTTCTGTGACCACGGTAACCCCGAAGACGATTTGCCAGATTACGCTGACGGCGGGAGATTGGGACGTCTCTGGAATGGTGAACGGCCTTACGGCAACCACCACAAGCGTGACGGGATACGGCGGCTCGCTCTCGACCACGACCAACGCGCTCGACACAAGCCCCGGAAAGTTTTCTCAGGTCCTGAGTGGCGCTTTCGTCCCCGGAAACTCTGCCACGCTTGGCATCCCGTTCCCGGCAATGCGCTTTTCGGTGAACACCAACACGACGGTCTTCCTGGTGGCGTATATGACCTTTACGGCCTCGACCATGACGGCTTACGGCATCATCCGGGCTAGGCGCGTTCGGTAATGCCGCTCCTGCAATGGGGTCCTTGGACGCCTGACACCACAAATTTTTTGGGCACCTCGGCGAACGAGATCCTCAACGTCATCCCCCGCGGGGACGGTTATGGGCCATTCCCGTCGTTCTCTGCGTACA